AATTTTGTTCTTTATTCTTAGGACTTATACCCCAACCATCTTCTTCTTTTCGATCTGGGATTTTTTTAAATGGTGAAAGAGTATCGACAAATCTTGTAATTGCGGTTTTCTTTTCATTGGAAGAAGAAACTAACATCACAAATTGATTGGCATATAATTCAGGCTTTCCATCAACAGCATCAGATAAAAAGATTTGTTCTCCTGCATAAAATCTATCAATAATCTGATCATCTACTAAAACTTTCGCAAATCCACTATAAAGCTCGTGTGCAGTTTTAATAACCTTTTCTGACTTGTACCCTTCAGCGTTTAAACCAACAGCATCACATTTAATTCTTAAATTTATGTCGTTGGAAGCAACAATAACCTTTCGGCCAGGGAATTCTTTTTTAATTGTTAAGGCTGTTGCAATAATTTGGTGGTCTGCAACTGTGGGAGAAAATCCTGCTGGAAGCTCTGATAAGTCTGGTGCTTTTGTAAAACAAAGACCCAATCCTTTTCGAATTCTAATTCCTTTTTGAAAATTGCCCTTTTCTCTTAATTCGTCTAATGTTCTAATAATGCTTCTAGCATTTACTCCGACCCCATTTGGTCTTTTTTTGCAATTATCTAGTTCTTCTAAAACAACTAAAGGAATGATAATGTCGTTATTACTATAAGAGAAAATTGCACGATAATCTGTAAGATACACGCTTGTATCTAAAACATAAAACTTTTTTGCCATAAAATCCTTCTATTTGAATTAATGTCAGCCACAGGCTCAATAATAAATAGGCGGGTGTTTTGAGTTTTCTCATTATAGTTACTTTATAGGAGACACTTTTGTAATTTGAAAGATGCGGTCGCAAAACTTATTTTATCAACCATGATGTTCATAACACTTGTTGGATGTTCATCTTGTGTTAACAGTTCTTATCTTTTCGGCCCAGGAGATCTTTTCAGAGATAAAAGGAGATCTTTTATAAAAATTGATGTTTACAAAAACATTGTTGTTACCAAAACATCAACTGCTCCCGACTATGCTCGATCTGAAGAATATGAACTTGATTTAAGATCGTCTGCTTCTGGATTTATTGTTGGCCACGACAGAGAAATAACTCTTGTGGCAACATCAGCACATGTTTGCTCTTTTATGGTGGGAAAGCAAATAAATTATTTTATCCCCGATTTTAATGCACGAGATCCTGACTGGAAGTTTAAGGAAAGGAATTCTTTTATCTTAAGTGATTATAAGGGAAGAACCTATGCGTCTATTCCGCTCAAATTTGATCTAAAAACTGACATTTGTATTCTAGGATCTGCTAAAATTCCTCTTCCAGAATTAATAATTTCAAAAAATCCACCACTAATTGGTGAGAAATACTATAACATCGCTGCACCAATGGGCGTTTGGTCTTCAAAAATGATTCCATTATTTGAGGGATTTTATTTGGGACCAATGAAAATGCGAAATGGTAGAAGAACATCCTATGCCTTTTCAATACCAACAAAAGGAGGATCTTCTGGTTCTCCTATTTTAAACAGTTATGGAGAAGTTGTTGGAGCAACACACTCAGCTTATAGAGGATTTGAAAATCTTTGTATGGCAACAACAAATACCCAGATCTACATGACACTTCGATCTGCGATGAATCGACTATTAAAAAATTATAAACAATTTAAGCTCATCATTGATCTGATCAATATTTAATGGAGGTGGCGGGAATCGAACCCGCGTCCTAAATGTTTTAACAGTTTGTGATATACAAGGTTAAACTTTAATCTTTCTTTTGGACGAAAGAATTAAGTTCTTCTGCAACTTTAATAACTTGTTCAGAAGTAACAGGCGTCCAATTTTTTTTGCCGCTTGTTTCAAATTGCATATGAGCGTTCTGCTCTACAATTCGTTGGGCTTGCTGTAGCAATCCTTGCCTAATTTCGTATCCGTTTCTATTGTTATTCTCTGACATAGTATTTCTCCTCTCTGTCTGTGTGTTAATTTAAAGCACGGTTTATTGGGTAACAAGGAAAAACCGTAAAAACCCCGCTTTGTTTGCTTACGCAGCCAAAGTTAATGCAACATTATCGTTAGCAGTTATTTGTTTTAAGCCTTTTAGTGTTTGCTTATACACCCTTGCACAAATCTATCTCGACACCCAGTCGAATCCAGTTCACCCCCGTAGTGTATAAGTATTATAGCAGATTTTTTTTGGAATGTGAAGAAAAATTATTAGTATCGGCCAGCGGTTGACAGAGGGTCGTCTGGATTCAATTCTGACCTCCGTGTAACAGTTCCTTTTCCTGCTAAAGAATCCATTGTAGAGCGAAACACATCACGAACATCAGGATCTTTTGTAATTTCTCGCGGAAGATGACTCTCCCAGTTTTGTAAAGCTGCTGCAAGGCCAAGCCTCATTTTTGGTGCGTTATTTCCAAGTTCCCATAGCTGATTAAAAATAATCTTCGCACCTTCCACAGTCATATTTTTTCTTTCGTCGGTTGACATCTTCTGTAATTTATCAACAAAAAGTTCAGCTTCAATTTCCGCATCGCCTTCTTTTAAAATAGTTGAAAGTTCCTCTTTAATAATTTTCTGAAGTTTGTCTTTTGTAAGTTTCATATAAATCTCCTGTGATTTACAATAAATAGTTACTTATTAAACAAAAAGAAAGCGAATGATGGGGTTCGAACCCACAACGTTCAGCTTGGAAGGCTGACACTCTGCCAGTTGAGCTACATTCGCAGAAAACTTCGCAAGATTGTTGATTATTCACAACAACAACGCTAGACTCAATTCATTAACTTCATTGGAGTCATTGAAGGATAGTTATACTTATAAATCTTTTTTATCTTGCTAAGTTCTAAGCGTTGAATTATAATACCTTAATTTCTACTCCTTGTCAACCTCATCTTGAAAATAACTATCTATTTTATGCTTTCTTGCTAAAAGCAAGAATGTTTTTTCATTTAAGCCCAAAAAGCGGGCGGCTTCTTTCTTCGAACGTGTGGCTGAAACTGCAAATTTTAATACCGCATCCTTAACAATAACTCTGATTGAATTCCAAATTGGAAGCCCATAAAGTTTCCCATTTAGGCCAAACCTGGAAGCTAATTCTAATTTTAAACCAATAACCTCTTCTAAAGAAAGATTATTTAATAAAATCTCAAATTCCTCGCTGGATCTATTCTCTCTTTTTAATTTTTTTGATAATGAATAGTAACGATTTTTGCCGTTATTCTTTTTCGGTGTCGTCATTAGCCACACCTAATATACCATAACCAGCTATGTCTTTAAAGGGTGACTCTCCAAAAGCGTCTTTACGAGTAGAAATTCTAAACAATTTGTCTAAAATTCGAGTGATCGCCAGCATGTCTTGGTACTGGCATGGTTCTATACCATTTGGGTATAAAACTTTTAAAATTTGTTCAGACTTTTCGAAAGAGCTTCCGTAAGCTTCGTTTTTTTTATCAACAAGTTTGCCGATTTCAGTTCCAATTTTTTCAAATCGCATGTATGCCTCAGAGAGAAAGGTCTGTGTCAAGTGCTTCCGGCTCTGGTTCTTCTCCAGGGACTTCAGCAGTTTCGATACTTGCTTTCTCTTTTTCATACTCATCAGTAGTAGGTTCGCTAACTGCTCCAAGTTCTTTCTCCCATTTATCAAAATAAAGCTTTAAGTTTGTAATAAGATATTCCTTAAACACATCTTGATCTTTAGGGTTGTCTAAAACGTCATAGGTTTCTACAATGTTTTTCTCAATGTTATCAAAAGACCTTTTTGCCATAGCTTTTCCTGTTTCGTCTTGACCTTCAATTCCAAAGGTGTCTTCTTCTTCCTCTGGTGGAGTGTCTTCGATATCAATAAACTTATCTTCGTCAGAAAGCGGATCATCAGCCACTTTTATTTCAACTTCTTCGATTTCTTCAGATTCGTCTAAGTTTAAAATGTCTTCTTCAGTGGCAGCAACTCCACCTTGCCGATTTATGTCTTCGGTTCTTAAAGCAGTATCAACTGCATTAATGATATGGGCACGAAATGAATTTCTTTGTTCACTGCTTGTTGTTAGAGTTTTAAATCCAATCTCTAAATTTGGTAAAACCTGTTTTAATAGTTCTTCCAAAAGGTTAATCGCTGTGGACTCGTGTGGAACATCTTCAATGTCTTTTTTTGCTTCAATTATAAGTTTTTTTAAAATTGAACGCAATTTGAGTTCTTCATTTAGTTTAGTTTGTTTAAGAATTGTCTTTTCTTTATGAATTTCAGAAATACATTCTTGAACAATCTCACGCAATTTGAGTTCTTCTAAAAAGTCTGCGCGACTTATATAATAGTCATTATTATTAGAGTCTGGAGCTTTACCCGAGGGACCGGCAACAGCACCAGTAGACATCGCACTCATTTCTTCTAAATTCTCGTCTTGCTTATTCACTTTGTCTATCTTCCTTGATTATTTTCAATTCTTCTTCCAAAACACTAATTTTAGAAGTCATTCGCCGTGACATACGACGTAATTCGGACAATTGTTGCTTCATCACCTCTATTCTCCTTTTTTCATAAAGAGCGCGGGGGCGAAAAGAATTAATATTCTCCGAAAGTGCCTGAATCCAACTATCAATAGTTGGAAGTTGGCCTTCGTTTAAAATAAAATTTTTAGTAATTTTATTTAAACTGTATTTCATTAACCATCATCTCTGGAAAAGAAAGTTTTCTTCTTTTTAACCTTTTTAACTTCTTTTTTTGGTTCTGGCGGAACAACAACAGGCGCAGCTTCCTCAACTACGGGTGCGGGTCCGAATTGTCCAGTTTTCCTCATTCTTCGTTTTTTAGCCATTATTTCTATCTCCTTATTTCTTTGCCCAAAGTTTGGTCAATCTTTCATTAAGTTCAGAGCGTTGTGTCGCTCGAATTTTATTGCGACTTGGAGAAAACGATTCTTTGATCTCTTCGACTTCTTCGTTCTCTTCGATTTCTTCAACTTCTTCATTTATGTCGTCATCACCTTCATCTTCATACTTGTCGTGATCATCTTCAGATTTATCTTCTTCATAATCTCGATCATCTTTTAAAGATCGTAAATGATTTTCCATTTCTTTAATGTGATTATCATCGGCATGTTCATTTTTCCATTCATCCCATGCCTCGGCCTCGCCGCTATCTTCTTGCATAACGCCGCCAGTGGGATCATCTGAAGGATCTCCCTTAAGCCGACCTTCTTCTGTGACTGAAATACTTTGATCATCAGCACCTGCTATCTTCGCAGAAACTTCAGTATTATCCTTCTCCATGTCTTCGATGGTCCCTTCGGATAAATCATCATTAAACATTTCTCTAATAACTCCCTGAATAATGTCTCTTAAATGAGATTCATTAATTTTCTTCTTCATTTTATCTCCCTCTACCAATTTTTCACCTACTACACTATTTGTGTCCGGTGTTTGGTCTGTATTAATAAATAGTGGGGTTCCACCCTTAGATTTCAATTTATCTTCCCAATCTCTAAAAATCATGTTACCCGTTTCATAAGCTTCTCTTTCCATTTCTCTTAAATGATCATCATTTTGTGCATAACCTTCAACTGTGGCTGCACCACCGTTAAAATCGCCCCTACAATTTTGGGCGTGATGAACAAGTTCATGGGACAAAGAGCGCAGAATGTCTTTAATGTGACGGCCCTGCGAATAAATTGCAATTTTGAAATCTGCTGGATTGTAAAATGCTGTTTTGCCAAGAGGATTGTCAGAATTTTTTTTACTCTTTATTAAACAAATCTTTGGATGAGGTTCGAAACCTAATTTGGATCGTGATTCATCATACAAACTTTTAAAGAGTTCTTGATAATCTTGCATTTTGCGAGAAAAGCTCATAACTTTAAATAATTAGTTTTGTTTGACTAAAACCTACTTTAAAATAATTGTATAACTATTTTGTGTTCTTCGGAAGGGTCGTCTGAGTTGTTGTCTTCTTCGACTGGATTATAGGGCAAAACCGGCAAATGAAGTCTTGGTCTTTCTTGGTCTTGTTTTTGTTTTTGAAGCTTTTCGCGCTCAAATTCAATCAAAACTTCAACAGGAACATCGTCCCAGGGATTTTTACGATCTTCCATATTATTAACTAGTGGGAACATAAAGCTAATCCTTATTCTTTTGTTTCATTTGTCAAATAAGATAAATTAAATGGTTCATAGGTTCCATTCACTTTTACAACTTTAGCAAAAACAAATTTACGGTTAATTCCCTTTCGTTCATAATAGATTTCCTGAATTATTCCGTATTCTTTATCTTGTTTAGCTAAGTGTTTCCACGAGACTAAATCGCCCACTTTAAACATTGACAACAAGTGAGCATCAAATAAATTTTCTTGTTCGCCATTCATTATTTTGCTAAATCTTTAACATAGGAATAGACACACTTTGACATCACATTATAATAATTTTCTTCATTATAATAAATGTCCAAACGATTAGCTAAATCTTTACCTTTCCTCCAAGCATCCAATTCTTCAGACAAGATGTCTATTTTATACTTTGGCGACCTTTCGAGTTTCACATTACTGTTACAATAACTCATTTTGGCAGAAGAAGGGTATCTTTTTTCATACCTTTTTTCATTCACCTGTAAAAGAAGGTGTCCGCATTCATGCATTAAAGTATACAACCTATTTTCAATTCCTTGGCGCGTATTTACTGCTATTGTTTTTTCTGCCGGTCGAAATTCATCTCGAATACAATAATCAAACTCAACATTATAATTTTTATTATTAACCCATTCGACTAATGTGTCCAAACCATGTTGAAAGATCTTTTGTTTAAACTTTTTTTGTGCTTTTGACAACCTACACCTCCAATAGTGATAACCATATTATGACATACGGATCACAGAAAGTCAAGCTTCAAAAATGATTAATTTATTGTCAAAAGTGCAATAATTAATAAATCTCTAAGATTTTAACTACTGAATGGTCTGAGATTGCGCCGGTATAATTTGGCGATGTTTCCCCTGATGACGGAGTGGCATCAATGCTTGTTTTTGTATAATAACAATAAACCGACAAACCTGCATCAAAAACTCGTTGGTAATATTTGACAGTTAAGGATTCTGTAACGGTGTTAGTGGTAGTGATAGTGGGTTTTTCATAATTAAGAGTGTCTTTTTTATACCAATTGCCGCCTCTTTTTACCATATTTGGATTAGCAGAAACCGCTTGATAATAAGAACCGCTGGAAACCGAATAATTAATTGAACCTGATGCACCCATTTTAAATCAACTTTAAGTGGTTTCTCCAGGCAATAATGAAGCTGTAAAAGGAAGCCACCAACTTCCAACCGCGCAGTGCGTTGGTGTGCCTGTAGCGGGTAGCGTCATTCCAGAAAATCCGTAATCGTTTTTGCAACCACCGGGGTGAACATCTGGAATTCTTCCTCTAATAACAGTTGATGTACTCGACCTCAATTCGGCCACATATCCGGCGAGTAATGGCCAAGTACCATCGATGACCGAACCACCGACGTTCGCATCACAGAAAAAGCTGTTGCCCGTACTGTAAGCGCCACCATAGCTGAGAAAAGAAGCATAATTTCCATTTGTGAGATCCACCGCACCAGCGACGGACCAAAATCCCTGTCCGCCAGCATCGCCCCATCCATTGTTTAAACCATAGCCTGAATCGCAAATCGTATTCGTCGAGTTGGTTGAAACCTGTCCA